GGAGTGATTATTTAGATAGCTTGGGCGGTTTTGCCTGATTTATAGGCGGATATTGAGTTTTGAGAATAATAAATTACCTTAGAGTTGATCTTGCTTGCTGTGATCTTGCCTGCTAGTACTAATCGCCTTAGACTGATAGGCGATGTTAGCCCTAATTGTTTTAAGGCTTCATCACGAGTAATAAATTTATCGCTCATTTTTTACCCTTTATGTAATCTTTCAAATCTCGCAAAGCGTTCCGTAAATAGCGGACGTCGCATTTAAAGAGCAAACCTTGTATTTGCTCGACTAGCTTTGTTTTTTCATTGTGTGCCTCGCAAAATGCCTCTAGGTTTGCAAGGGCTGCTAAATGTTTTTCTCTTTCTGGGCTACTCATTTATAATTCTTTCAAATATTCTCAATATAAAAATAAGCCAGCGTTTGGCTATCCTCTGCCTCTTTGCGATATTTTGTGTCGCAACTCTTGTTCGATATGTAGGCGATTTTCTCTTTGTTTGCCGCATAAAAATCAGCCAGTATCGGAGCCAGCCTTTGCCCCTTGCGCTCATTTGGTGCTAGCCTCAAATAAAGCAGATCACAAGCTAGCTGTGGAGCTGTCGTACTAAAGTTTTGCTTGGCAATGCTTGCTTTGTTATCCAAAGCGTTTATTTGAGTTTCTATACGCCTTTTAAATGCGTGATAGTGTCCTACTATTGGAGTCATTGCGTCGATTAGCTCATCAATAAAATTGCTCGCCTTTTTATTAATGAATAGTCCTAGCTCCTGGGTGCTGTCCATTTTTAAAAATGAATAAGCCATCACAAAGATGGCTGCGTCTTTTAGCTCGTTGGTAGTCATATTTTGCCTTGTAGTAAGCGGGAATTAATCCCGCTTTTCGTATAATTAGAAGTTGTTTTTTTGTAGCCTTTTTGTAGGAGATTAGGCTACGCTCTTTTAATCTGCCTCCACATCTCTTATCCAGTGTTTCCACAAATCGTCGATAACCTTGCGGGCTTGCGGGCTAATCTTTAGAAGTTTTCTCACGCCCTTTTTTGTAAAATTCGCCGTCGGTTCATAAGGTCTAGCACCATCGCCTAATATAATCGCGCGGTAGTCTATGACGTAATCCCTGCCAAATTTAAATTTGTCTTCCATAAATGATATGCCGTATTCTTTGGTAGCGTTTTCGGGGTAGAATATCGCGCCCATTCCAACTTCACTCTCCAAGGCTTGTAAAATTTTAAATTTCTTGTAGTATTTCATTGTTTATCCTTTTATGCTGATTTTTTAAAAAATTCTATGAGTTTTTGTGTAAAATATACCTGCCCTTTAGTGGTAATCCTCGTCGTCATCGCTTCAAACTCGATATTCGGTCTGTTTACAAAAGCCGGCTTGCGCTCAAAATAGCCCGCTTCTATGTATTTATGATAAGGCTCGGTGCTATACGGCATAATATACTTCTGCTCTCTAAACCACTTATAAAGGCGCTTTTCGCCGATGTCCATACCCTTGCTCGCGAGTATTTTTGAAAAATCCCTTATTAACAATGAGCCGCCGCTAAATTCAGCCACTTTGCCAAAATTTGTATAAGGCATATCTGCCGTTATCTGCGCCTCAAGTTGTTTATTTTTGTCCTGCTCGTCTGCGTATTTTAACATCAGCTCGGCAATCCCTCTCGGGTCTGCTAATATTTCTTGAATAGTAACGGGGCGAGCCTGCCCAGCTAAGATGTAATCGCTTGCCCAATCTCTAAAGGATATTGTTTGCAGGGTCTCAGTCAATTTAAATCCAAGAGTAACAACACCCTTTTTCGTCCAAAATACCATTTTTTGGGCGTTGGACACCCCCGCCCGATTTGTAACGGGGGTCATTGTCCTATCTTTGTTTTGAATTACGTCTTGATAGTAAAAATGAACTCCCTCACGGTATTCGGTCGCGCCTTGTGTTCTTTGTTTTCTAATAGCCTCTTGAGTAACGCCAAAACCTTGCGCCACTTGTCTATCTGACAAAGCCCAAGTATCTTGATACTCAAGTACCTCTAAGCTAAGATTGTTAAATTCTACAATCGCGCTCATTCCTTTTCTCCTTTTAGTTGAAGTATGTTTAAAATTTTGGCTCTCATCGCATTATGATTATTGGCTAACATCTCTAAAGCGCAGAATAAATCATAAGCGCAGTCAAGCACCTTGTAGCTTACTTCTTCGTCGCTGTCGCTTGGCTCTATTTTGTAAAGTTCTAAATACTCGGCAAATTTCTGTTTAGTAGGGGCTTTCATTTTTGCCCCCTTGTAAGAAATATCCAAATGCAAGTAGCGAAAAAAGCTACAACCATTATGACATCGGTAAAATCTACTGACATTTTTTCTCCTTAGGGTATAATGTCAAAAGGCATCAGATTAAAGATTTTCTTTGTCCCCTTTCGGGGAGTGGATTAAATCCACCCAAAAATTCGCAAAATCCAATAAAGGATCTGCAAAATCAGACACAGAAGTTGCAACAATCTTGTCATCTGATGCTCCTTTGATTTATTTCAAAACGTATTTAATCCGTTTTGATAGAAGCATTATACAAAAATTATACGTTATTTGTCAATAGTTTTAAGTATTTTATTTGTGTTTATGGATAAAATAAGCGTAAAATATACGCCTATTTTGAAAGTTCTTTTATGATAATAGAGAGAGTGTCAAGAGTTTTTAACTTGTTTTTTAGCTCTAAATTCTCAAGATAAAGCAATAAAGCTTTATTCATCGTTGCTGAAATATTGCCTGTTCTAGCGGCTTTACTTACGGCTTCTTCGCCATACCCTATCGCCTCGCCTAGTTGCTTATAAGTTAAATTTAACTCTTTGCATGTTTGTTTTATTAGATTTTCTTTGGGTATATGCAAATTTGGATGATCGAAAATTTCATCATCTAACTCTTGATCGTATATGTCTCGGTTAAATTCATTAGATGTACCAACAAATTTACAATCTTGACATATTTTATCACCCGTATCGATTTCTCGTTCAGCTTCTTCGACATAAATTCGCTCTTTCTCCACTCTAGTGCTTCCGCATTTAGGGCATTTATACATTTTATTCCTTTATCTCTAAATTTCGTTGCTCGGTGTTTTTGGGCGCTTCGATGCCTAAAATATCGTCTAAATAATAATCCGTGCTAACGACGTTTAAGTCGGCATCAATTATGGATTTAGATATTAGTGTGCCGGCTATCTTGTCACCATATCTTAGTGCTATCTCATGGCGTTTTAGTTTTTTTAGCCACGTTTCGTCGATGATTTTTACGTCTATGGCAGCTCCATTTATGATAGTCCATTTGCTAGCGCCAGCCAAATCTGGCTTTTTGATAATAAAAGCACCTTTAAACTCGCTTTTTTGTTCTATTGCACCGTCTAAATCGTCGGCGCTAAACTCGTAACCACTTTTTACTTCTCGCTCTTTGCCTTTTAAATTTATGCGTGGTGACATTTTAAATCCTTTCGTGCTTTGGGATAGGTTTGACATCGCCCGTAAAAGAGTGGTCTTGTTATGTTTATAGCCATAACTTTTTAACTCACTATCCTCTATAATTTCACAAACTATCTCGTCGGCTCTATATGGCAACTGCTTTGGGTCGTCCTCTAAAAGCTCTATTAGCTTGTCTTTAGCCTTAATCAAAAAATCGGCTATGGCGTCTCTTGGGTCTTTCACGTAGCTCCTTATCTTGTCGCTATCTATGCTTTTTAGCACGTCTTTTACTTTAGCTTTTAGCGAGCCGTTTTCTACGCCCTCTAAAATAACGCGGGTTGTTATTTCACTATCAATGTAGGAGCAAATAGCGACGTTTAGCTCGTCTAAGCTAGCGATAAAGGTGGATACGTTTTTAAAAAAGTCCGCTCCGCCGTCCGCGTCGAAATCAAAATGCAGGTCGTAGCTTGCGTCCATGTTTGACCTTTTACAAAAATTAGACTAAATTCTACAGAAACCTAAATTTAAAAGCCCTTACGACTTAAAATGGTATTTCATCGCTATCGCAATATTGGCTCACATCTATTTCATCGCTTGCACTCTCGCTAGCTTGTGGTGTGTGGGAGCTATTATTTTTCTTTGGTGCGCTCCATGTGGCTTCAAACATTAGTCCATTAGGCTCTTTTGGGCTAAATAATGCTAGATAAACACGTCCGCCAGCTACTAGAGGCGTTTCTATATGCCCTTTAAAATAGTTTATTTTTCCGTCGTTGCTTACTGCGTTCCAAATGCCCCCTATAATTTGCCTTGCCCCCTCGTAATTTTTAGGCTTAAAAAGTACAATTTTATATATTGGTGCGTTTTGATTTTTAGCTAGCTCTTCATCAGGAGTTGGGATCAGCCCACACTCAATAGGGCGTAAAAAGGGGATATTTATCATACCCCCTATAAATTTTACTTCTTTGCCGTCTTGAGCTTTGAAAGTTTGATTTTTAAAATAGCCTACGTTCATTAGTTATCCTTTAAATTTTCTATTAAATTGTCTATGCTGCTTGGGTCTTTTAGATAGGCAGTAGCCTCATCAATGCTTAACCTCTCGACCAAATTTTCGGCTTCAATTTCACTAGCACCTCGTTTTATTAGTTCGCTTTGTAGTAGATCGTGAGGCATTGGTTCAACTGTCAACTTATCGTTTACAGTTGCGATTTCAACTTCAAGAGGTGCGGCTTCGATGTATTCAGTATGTGAATTTTTTGCACCAACTGAGCTGTTCAGTTTTTCCGCACTACTCAAAAGTTCATTTAGTCCAGCTTTTGGCGGTGTAATAGTTTCTTGTTTTGTGATAGGCTCATCCTCTGCGCTTACGGCTTCGGCTAGGCGATCATTTATCGGCAAGCGTGAAGCAACGTATTTAAGAGCTTTGGCTTTGTACATCTCCTCTGCCCAGTCTAGCCATATATACTCAAGCTTGTCTTTTTTGCTTTGGTTTTGACTTTTTAAGCGTAATTTCTCGAGCTTTTTCTTACTAACAAACTCACTAAAGACATTATCATTGCTGTCTTTTGCGTATACGATCACGCCTACTAAGTGGCTAAATACCCAGTCGCCGTCATCGTCGCTTCGTTCGTCATAATTTGGCGCAAAGTGTATCTTGTCATCAAGCCCATTAAACTCTAGGCTAAAATCATCACAATCATAAACGGCTACTGCTCTAAATTTCCAGCCATTTTTCATACCTAAGCTAATAAGCCCTTTGTAGCCTATTTGAAGTTGTGCGGTTTCGCCGCCATTTTTTAGCTTAAATGGTACTACGTAAGCTTGACCGAAAAGCTTGTTTGGGTTTAGTCCGATTTGGACTATCTGCATAGCCGTATTTACTATGCTTTCAACGCTACAATTCCTTAGCCCATAGTCGTTTGCCATATTTGCGATAGCACTGGCAAATACGCTAGCTTTTGCCTTGTCATTGCCTACTATGGTTGAGATTTGGCTCATTTTAGAGCCGACTAATGCTCTTGCATCTTGTTCTCTAGTTTGTATTTGGTTCATTTTTCTATCCTTTCTTTATGAAATAATCGTCTCCGTCAGCATACGCCATAACTGCACCTATGGCTGTATAGCTCTTTTCTAACTCTTTTTGTATCTTTGCTAAATTTAATATGATCGTTTCGTCTTTGCTTTGTGAAAGCTTTTTGTATCTCTCTTTGTAGTAGTCACGCTCTGCCTTTATCTGTGCGTATATAGGATCGCTTGGGCGTGGGTTGCTCGCCTTTTCTAGCTCGTGCTTTAAAACAACTATCTTTTCATTATGCTGTTTTAGCTGGCTTTTGTAGCCGTTGATCTCACGGCGGTGGCGTTTGGCATTGTCGATCAAGAGTGCATCAAG